TGAAGGTGCGACTGGCGAGAACAGTCGTAACTTCACTCCAACTAATCTGTTCAAACATGCTGCGATTGACTATCGCGGTTACGAAGTGACGGATAGTATCAAGCGAAGGGAAATGGAAAAGAACAAGGGTGAGGCAGCAGTCATCTCAGTATTGAATGGCTTTGCTGATCGCCTTCGTGAATCCTTGATGCAAGAACTTGCACCGCAGTTCTACATCGACGGAGAGGATGCAGAGAACGAGCGTTTCTGGCACGGCTTCAAAACATTAGCACAGTCCAACGGAGATACTGTTAATGTGTCAAGTGGAGTCATCGGACCCAAAGCAAACACCGACAAGGTGGCTGCTCCTTCAGGTAGCTACGCTAACTTGAACTGTGGCCTTGGCTACTACGGCGGATCGCAAGCTGCTAACACAGCGTGGCCGGAAGCTACACAAGACCCTCAGTACGACTTCTGGAGCGCATTGCAAATTATTAAAGATTCGCAGGCATGGACCGGATCGACTGACGGTGCAAAGCTTGAGAAAGCACTTCGCTTCGGCATCACTCATGCACAGCGTAACAGCACCATCGACGGACAGATCACTAACGTGTTCATGGATCGCTCGATGTTCATTGACCTGAAGGATCACAACGATGGTCGTCAGACTATCGAAGTGACTAACTCACCCGGCTCTCTTCGTGAATTGGGCTTCCGCAATGTGATGCTCTTTGACGGAATAGAACTGGGATTTGAGTCGGCAGTTCCTTCCGGATACGCCTTCGGAATCAACTTGGCCTGCATGGAGTTGTTGGCACTGACCGACAACTTGTTTGAAGATGAAGGTGGCCCTCAGTACGACATCAACACTCAATCGTTGAATGCTGTTGTCAGCACTCTGAGCAACCTCAAGTACAAGTCACCACGCAACTTTGTTGTTTGGAAACCATACTCCGCTGTTTGATCTTTCGGACAGTCACTAACCTCAATTTCAATCAAAAGAAGGAATGTAAATCATGCAAGATCATATTGCAGATTTCAACCTTGGTGACACAATCCAAGGTCAGAACGACAGCAGCGTGGACATCAATACCTCGCTCGACGGACGCGAGTACACTTTCCCTGTTAGCGAAGCAGTAGCTTCGGGTGCAGGCATGAGCAACCGAACAGTTGGTCGCCGTGTCGTAGCTCGCGTACTCCGCAACAAGACTGGTGGAACACTAGCCGCAGGTGAGATCGTTGTTGTTGATCTCGACGGCGGACACGCAGGGCTGGGAACCGCTGATGCTAAGTCATCTGCTGGCGACCGATGCTGTTTGGTTGTTGATCCATCACTTGGTGCAGACACCGTTGCGGCAAACGATCTTTTCTACGGTATCGTCAAAGGACCGAGCAAGATCAAGCAGCCAGCTTCGGCAGTGTCTCTCACTGCTGGTGGTCAGGTTCGTGCTGGTGCAAGCGGTCGCCTTGCATCGGTAACAGAAGCAACATTAGCTCATCAGGTTGCTTCGCTGGGAACTGTTGTCAAAGACGACAACACCAACAACGGACTTGTAGAAGTTGAACTCAACCCTCAGTGGGTCTGAGCTTAACACTCCAGTCGGCAGGAAACTTCATAGCGGACGAGCCGCACCAGACTCGTCCGCTATTTTTTTTGGAGCCATCTTATGCCTAAGCACAATCTTGCTGACAAAGAAATGGATGATCCCATTTCAGCCGAGGGCGGCACTGAAACACAGAAGTTCTGTACTTCCTGTGGGGTCAAGATGGCACTCTCTGAGTTCCACAAAGATGCAACAAAGCCTGATGGACACAGAGACACCTGCAAGAAATGCAGGTCTGAAATCATCGCCCAGAGCAAGCAGCAGGTCTTGTCTGAAGAGCTAAAGAAAGTTGAGCAAGAAGGGTTGGAAGCACTGGGGGAGCTGTCATCCGGCGGAAGCTTCGACCCACATATCAATGAAGTCTTTGAGGCAATGATGAAGCCTTTTGGTGGCGTCAACGGATGGGCTCGCCATCTGTTTGCTACTTACCTTGCTTGTGATCCCGGCAGTCAAAAGCGAGTAAAGATGCATGACATGCTTATGCAGCTTGCAGGCAAAGTCACAAAGCTAGGTCTTGCAGAGCGACAGTTAGACATGATGGAAGAAAAAGACCTTCTGCAAGTAATGCGTGGTCACATTGTGGAGTTTCAGAAAGGAAACGATCTTCCACCTACCGCGATCCCAGCATTCGGGGATTCAGTGATAGATGCCTCGCAGCCAGAGGTGCAAGATGGATGACATAGAGGGTGTACCCCAGCAAGCTATGGAAAGCGTTGCGGCTGGCAACGCGAACTTCAGTCGAAAGAAAGCTCTTCGTGTAGCAAACGAAATTGCGAAGCGGCGGATTGAAGCTCTCAAGCTATACAGGCCACAGCCAACCCAAGACGAATTTCACAAATGCACAGCACCGGAGTGCATGTTGCAAGGCGGCAACCGTGGAGGGAAGTCGCTTGCTGCATTCATAGAAGACTCAAGAGCTGTTCTTGGCAAAGACCCGTATGACAAGTACCCGAAGCGTGACGGCGTACTCGCGGTGGTGGGTTATAAGGAAAGTCATGTCGGCGGCGTTATCTACCCATACCTCTGTAAAGCAGGTGCTTTCAAAATCATCCGCGATGAAGAGACAAGGCTGTGGAGAGTGTACCGACCTTGGGTTCCGCAGGACTTAGCAAGAAAAAAAGAGGCAAAGCCTGCACCACCTCTTATTCCACCAAGAATGATTGAAAAGATCGTTTGGAAGGACCGTGGCAAGAATGTATTCAGCAGCATCTACCTGAAAACAGGGTGGGAAATTAAGGCGTTCAGTTCGCGTTCAAAGCCAGACCAGGGCTACCAAGCCGACCTGATCCACATCGACGAAGACGTTCTTGACCCTCGTCATTACGAAGAGGCTGCTGGTCGATTGATTGACAGGAGCGGAAGGCTTATCTGGTCTGCACTTCCTCACGACGACAACGATGCAATCGCTAGGTTTTCAGAGAGAGCCGAAACGCAAGCTGAAGAACACGCAAGAGGTGCAGCAAAGCCAACGTCAGTGGTGTATCGAATATCAATGGAGGCTAACCCTTACCTCCCAGCCGAAGCAAAGAGAGCAGCGGTTGCTGGATGGAAGTCGATGGGGGATGACGTTTACCGAAAGCGAGCGTTAGGAGAACTAATCACCGACAGCGTGCTTATGTATCCGATGTGGAATCGTGGGGTGCATGACATCGACAGATACAAAGACCAGTTGGCGGAAGCCGGTGCTTACCTCAAAGAAAGAAAAGTACCGCTGAATTGGTGCAGGAGGTTGGCGGTTGACCCCGGTCACGACACTGGAGCAGCGGTCCTGATTGCGACACCGCCAAGTGGAAACTGGCACTTGGTGTACGGGGAAATCTACATACGGCAATGCACGGCGGCAAAGATAGCCAAAGCTCTTGAGTTAGCCACTAACAACGTATGGTTTCAGTCTTTCATTATTGACGCTCATGGTGGAAACCTGACTAGCCTCGATACGGGCATTGCTCCCAGAGAAGCGTATGAGCGAGAGATGGCTAATCTTGATGTCAAATGTGTTGAATCAGGCAGCAGGTTTATCCCCGGATGTTCAGTCATTGCTTACAGAGAGGAAGTGACGAGGGGGATGCTGTCTGTTGGCTCAAGCGGGTCACCCACAATCCTTGTCGATTTCGATGCTTGCCCTAACCTAGACCGAGAAATGCGAAGGTTCAGGAAGAAAAAATCAAACGGTCAGGTGACTGACACAGGAAATCGTCGTGCTAACACTCACGCTATTGAATGCCTTGAGTACACAGCAACTTACCTGAACGACATAAGCAAACCATACATTGCGCCGAAAGGCAGAAGAAAGAAAGTCACCCCCGGCCAAAGAAGGGTTAGGGAGTTTCGCAAGCGAGTGAAGCAACGGCAAGAGGCCGCGAATCCATTTGGAGTTAGTAGCACCATTATTCTCGGACCTCAAGGAAGTATCAGTGGCTAAGAAAACAACACGACTAAAACCAGAACGCAAGACCAAAGCCGCATCTGCACCAGTGATGATGCAAGAAACAGAAAGCTTGAAGGCTGAGAAGTCTTGGCAAATGCCGCAGCCTTGTCGGGGGCAGGCGGTCGTCTTCTATTACCGTGCAACGGTTTCAGAGCGGAATGCTGACATGGCTTTCGTGACATCAGTCGGTGAACAGTCAATCGACGTTGCGTTCCGTGGTCAAGGGTACGCTGAGTGTATGCATATTTCAGACCCGCGACTTGAAATCAACCCGGAGCTTCGTCAAGAGATTGGTGGAGTCTGGAAGTTTACGGATGAAAAGGTAGACAACGAAGCAAGGCTGGCAGACCTCGAAAGTCGAATCAAGCGTATTGAAAACATGGTAGGCGAACCACCTAAATCCTGAGAGTAATCATGGAAGAGTACGGACAGAAGCCAACAGGTCGCCCGAAGTATCCGCTCAAGCCTATCGTTGATAGATGGCGAAGGGTCTTTACGTCTGCAAAGAAAGACAGAAAAGAAAAGTTCGATGTCTACGCTGATGAAGCGATGAACTTTTATGACGGCCCTGTTAATCACATGTGGAAGGCAATGAGGAGCGGCAAGAAGGGCTCAGGTCACGATGGCTTCTTGGAGCCAGATGTGCAGATGCCACAGTTTGAAATGAGCGTCAATCGCTTGTTTGAAGCAGTGAGCATGTTTGGTCCTGTTTTGTATCATCAGAATCCGGTTATCGCTGTAACCCCGACTAAGCCCGTAGAAGTTGGGATAGAAACATTTTACGCATCGAACCCGGAAGCCTTGCAGTATCTCGGCATGACCGAGGCAATTCAAACAGGGCAAGTTAATGATCCAGCCATCGTGCAGACAGTGCAGGCACTCTACCAGCAATACGGGCAGATGTCTGAGCAGTCGCGTCAAATGCATGAGATGAACAAGGATCACTCCAGAATCCTTGAGTCGCTAAGCAACTACATCCAGCAAGAAGGAAGCAAGCAGGATGAAGCTCGCCTTGCAATCGCAGAGGCCATTATTACCGGCCTTGGCATAGTGGAGGTCAAGATGGAGCAGCCGCCCGGAGGCGGTCCCAAAATGGCAAAAAGCAGATACCGCAGCAACAAAGATTTGCTTATTGACCCGGACGCTTGTTACTGGCGTGATGTAACTTGGATTGCACTGAAGACAATCGAGCCAGTCAATGTTGTTGAGAAAAAGTTCAACCTGCCACCGGGGTCGCTTAAAGGAAAGTACGCCAAAAAGTCTGCATCTGACTCAGCACCAAGGGGTGGCAAAAGGAATGGCGACGGAAGCTACGCAGGAGTGTCTCACGACCTGATCGAATACTATGAAGTTTACAGCAAGAATGGAGCAGGTCAGAACCTAAAGCTTTCAGAAAAAGAAAAAAACATTGCTGGCTTGGAAGCGTTAGGAGACTTTGTTTATTTAGCAATCTGCGAGCAGTGTCCATACCCACTGAACCTTTCTCCTCAAGTAATGAACTCTGGGGACTTGCAGGCTGTTCTGGACGCCAGTTCTTGGGAAGTGCCTTACTGGGACGACTATTGGTCGGACGGCGGCTGGCCTATCTGTAGGCTTAGTTTCTACAACAAGCCCGGAGAAGTATGGCCCATCAGTATGGTCAAGCCGTGCATTGGTGAATTGAAGTTTGTGAACTGGTGCATGAGCTTTATCGCAGACAAAGTTGCAGCAGGGTCAAAAATTTACGTTGGATGCCTAAAAGAAGCGGCGGAAAATATCAGAAGCCAGCTTACGTCTGGAACTGGTCCCTTCAGTGTGATCGACCTTGAGCGAATCAGCGGAAAAAGCTTGAACGAAGTCATTACTTTCCTCCAAGCTCCTTCGTTTAGCATTGATATTTGGAACATGGTTGCACAAGTAAACAGTGCCATCGACAAGCGACTCGGCTTGACAGAGCTAATGTATGGGCAATCGAGCAGGCAGATGCGTTCCGCAGCCGAGGCTCAGTATCGACAACAAAACATCAACATCAGGCCAGATGACATGGCTTCGCGTGTTGAAGACTGGCTTTCGTTGTCTGCCATTAGAGAAATACAAGCAATGAGGTTCGTTGCAGAGTACGAAGATGTTGCACCAATTCTTGGGCCTGTGGCTGCAAAGGTATTTGCCGAACAAATACTGACGCAGGATGTGTCGGCCATAACGCGAGACTTCTCTTATCGCGTTGAAGCAGGAACAGCTCGAAAGCCAAACAAAGACACGCAGATTGCACAGCTCACAGATGTCGGGCAATACGTCCTTCCTGTGATTCAGCAGGCAATGATGTCTGGCGTAACGCGACCTTACAACGCATACATGAAATCCCTTGGACGGGCCATGGACATCGAAGTCGATGAGTTTTTGCTTGGAGAAGAAGAACAACAAATGCTCCTGCAAATGAATGCACCTCCGCAAGCCTATCAACAAGAGGAACAAGTCAATGAACAGCCAGAGACTTAAAAGCATTGAGCATGACATGGACATAGCTGGTGTTCGTGATATTTACGATGCGATGGTCAGCGAAGGTCAAAGCCCGAACATGGCAGCAATGCTTGCCCTTCAGCAGCCTCCAGGAAGCTGGAACACAAACAGCGATTTTAATCGTAGAGAGAATAGCCGTATGTCAGGCATGGAGGATGACCAGATTGACAAGGTGGTTCGCATTGCAAAAAGAGCAGGGATTAGCACTCATGGAAAAACTTACAACGGGCAGCTTGGTAAGTATGACGATCCGGGGGCGTGGGTGTCTGGGACAGGAGATGTAAAAGATACGGCCATAAGGAAGGGGCTTACAGTCAAAGGTGCTGTAAATGTAGATGCTTATGCTGGACCCAAGAAAAAGATCAGGATTGCACCCGACATCCTTGATGGTCTTGAGAAGCGAGCAAGGTCGAAGAACGCAAAACTAGATGAAAAGTGCAAGAAGAGTGATAATGCAAGAATTGAGTTGAGGGAGCGGTTGACCAACAAGCACACCAAGCCAAAGGATTGACTGTGAATTACTTGATGAGCAACGAAAGAAGACGCGAGGTTAGGTGGGTCGCAAGGACTGCTTACTTAAAAACAGCACAACGCTTTATGACGCCGCACCTCAACCAGCCTGAAATACTAAGAATCACGCTGGGCGAAACTAGGCAAAAGCTCATCGAAAGCAAGCGATTCAAGTCTGTGCTTGGTGGTGTGTTTCTCGCACTGGCAATGAAGTTTGC